AAGAAAAGGAAGAAGTAATGGCTAAAGGCGTGAAGCATTATTTTAGAGATGGAACTTTGCACAAGGGTGGCACACATAAGATGCCGAATGGTCAATTACATTCTGGCAAAACACATGGCAAAACATCCAAGCGTTTGTTTCACTTCAAAGACTTGTCTAAAACTGCACAGGCAAAAGCAAAGAAAAGCAGATGAACAAAGATAAACTTCGCGAAGAGATAGCCGAAGACGAGGGCTGCAAGTACGAGATATACCTAGATCATCTTGGTCTGCCAACTTTCGGAATTGGCGCACTTATCAAAGAAGGTGATCCAGAGTGTGGCTTGCCTGTCGGCACAGTCATTGAACAAGATCGAGTGCAACAACGGTTTGCTTTGGATATAGCCGTGACGATTGATGATTGCAAAGTATTGTATCCTGACTTCGATGATCTACCAGAAGAGTGTCAACATATCATAGCTAACATGATGTTCAACATGGGGCGGCCCCGGCTATCTAAGTTCAAGGGCATGAAGGCTGGGGTAGATGCTAGAGACTGGAACAAAGCGGCAGACGAGATGGTTGACTCGCGGTGGTATACTCAAGTACCCAACCGGGCTAGACGTTTGGTAGATCGTATGAGAGCATTAGCAGATGGTAGCTAAACGATTTCAAAATCCAAAGGGTGGGTTGAACAAGGCTGGCCGGGCTTTCTTCAAACGTACTACAGGATCGAATCTAAAAGCACCTGTCAAGAAGGGCGACAACCCCAGACGCGCTAGTTTCTTGGCTCGTATGGGTAACATGAGGGGGCCAGAGTACAAAAATGGTAAGCCGACACGGTTGTTATTATCACTACGGGCTTGGGGTGCCAGTAGCAAAGCTGATGCAAAGAAGAAGGCAGCAGCAATATCCAAGCGTAACAAGGCAAAGAAAGGAAAGAAGTGATGCCGGGGATGAAGAAAAAGGGTATGAAGAAGAACGGCAACGGCATGCTGACAGCAAAGCAGAAGACTCTGCCGCCAGCACTGCAAAAGAAAATCATAGCATCTAAGAAGAGGAAGAAATAATGTACGGAAAAAAATCAGGTGGCGGTATGAAGTCTGCCAAGATGAAGAAGCAAGCGGCAACAGCTATCAGCATGAAAAAGGCTGGCAAGAAGCCTAAGAAAAAGCGTTAAAATAATTTTCTAACTCTTTTTTTAATCTTACTTGATCTTTTCTAAACTTAGTTTTTTTTTGGTCTGTAAGGTTTGCATAAATTGAGTGATACAAATTGCACTTGGGGCAGGGCTTGCTGTCGTAGTAATACCGATAAAACTCTTCCCAATCTTTGGGACTCCAAGCGTGATTGCAATGAGAACAGGAATATTTGTTTTTCATAAAACTAATTCCTTACCGCTTGCAATATATTGAGCAAGGCACTCAATGACATGTGCCTCTGTGGTGTACGCACTGGCATCAGTCAGTGACACAATGTGCTTGGGTTTTAGTGGCTCAAAGCCATGATGCTCAAGTATTCTAAACAATCCCCAGCCCGACAAGATCAGCGCGGCATAGTAGTCAGGTGCTACCAGCCTCGCTTCCTTGATGTCTATATGTTTTTTGAGTGAAACAACTTTCGTTTCCATAACACAACAACTCCCCCAAGCCATTGATGACCCAGTATCCTGTCACCAACGGCATAGATTTTTGACAAGCCTCACAGACTACATAGTCGATTGCTGGCTGTTTAAACGCCCTCTCAGCGGCTTTGTCACGTTTCCGCTTCCTTACCACCTCTTTTTTACTTTGATCTGTTGTGGGGCTTCCTGCCGCCCCTCTGGGTAGTGTTTCACTTCCACTGCTTCTGCAATAGGTTTGAATCCGGCTTGCGAAACATTATCTGCAATGCTGTCGGCTGAGTCCACCATCGTAACTTGATTGATGGCAATGCCGATAGATCCATCTGCCTCTGCCCAAGCTGAAGCTTCATACTTATGGTCTGGTGACAATGATATAGGCGCAACCTGTTTCATAATTGGATCATAGCATTGCACATTTCCATTACCATAGTCCGGCGTACTATCTGATTTCTTGTCCCGATTAGGAAACAACTTAAAACCAAACACTTTCTTTCTCTGTTTCACAGGCATCAATCTAACTCCACTTTCAATCTACGCGCAGCT